AAGACGACACGGGCAAGCAGCAGTACGGAAGCGGCGTGGACTTTCATCAGGGGGATGTTAAGTTCGAGAACATTGCCGGAGAGTTAGTCGTTTATCAGAACGGCAACCAGATCCTCCCTCCCTCAAAAGAGATCCTTACAGTCCCTCAAAAGACTGAGTCTATTTTTGACGATTTCAAGGGTAAGAACGTCGAAGAGATCATCGGTAGCGAGAATATTCTTCAACATGTAAATAAATTCGTCGTGAAGCGCAACAATGTTGCGTTGGCGAAAATAACTAAGAACGGCTTAGCCGATCCCTACATGTCTCACGACTTCAAGACCTGGTTAACCTACGTTAGAACCGAAATTGGCAAAATCCAGACGAACGACAATATTCAACAACCTAAGTCGTCCTGGAAGAACTTGAGAACAGCAGATGGCAAACCCATATAGCCTGTTCCAATTAAGGATTTCTACTTCGAAAGAGATGTGCCACCAGATATGGAGCCTAAAGTTCTTAGTCCCAATCTCGGAAGTCCTGACTTCCGACAAAGGATTAAGTCTGCCATTAACGAAATACAGGCAGTGACACATTCTCGCAAGTCGACTAAGATATGCGCCAAGACGGGTAACTTAGTGAATCATTCTCTCAATACCAAGAAAGGTGTTTATAGCCCGCTTTCTCTGGAGATCGGCGGTTAGGTATAGCTCGAATACTAGTTCGACACTAAAGCCGTCTCCTCCATCTACATTGCATTACAACGGTTGCTATCATCTAAGGTCAGGCCGGCTAAAGCATTTATCCTCGAATTAGAGGAAACTACGGACGCTTTCTTTAGAGACCTGATACCTAAGATGGGGAGAGTTACTAATGTCAACCCGATAGACATTATTTGCGCGAAGGAGGGATACTCCCGTCACAAGAAGCTGAGTGCACTACAGCAGATGATCAAGACTACACATTTTGAATAATCTTCAACAGATCTGTATCAACCAATGTTCAAAATGATGGTTAAAGCTGGGGAGTGTCACAAACGGACGGAAGACCACTTAGTGGTAAACGGTAAGCTTATTGGGGGAAAGCCAAGACCGCGCCTTATCATGATCCCGGACGAGAGCAACAAAGGATTCATGATTCCATACTAGCACTGCATATTCGACATGCTACGATCTGAGACAATCGATGCCCTTCCGGGTTTCTTTTTCAGGTTAAACGACAAGCAAAAAGCAGAAAAGCTAAGAGATATGGGCTTCACGAAGGAGATGAAACTTCTCAGTATTGACGGCAAGTCATTCGACTCAACACAACACGCCTGCTTGTAGAAGCTGACGGACACTTACTTGTTTGAGTTGTTTGCTGACGGAATTACCGTGAACGGGGTTACGAGACACATCAATCGCGAGATCATTGATGCTTTAATGAGCAATCTCCCCGGGACCACAAAGAGAAGCCGTGAAGATATGGCGAAAATCATCAGAAACCTCACTACCAACCAGCTCAATCGCGCTTTCTTAATGCTCAATGCACCGGAGGGCGTTAAGCGGCAAAAATGGGACGCAGCAACTCTCAAACTGTTTAAGAAGTGCAACCCATAATGCAAGAGTGAGGAGCCGTGGAACGAGTACCTATATTTTCCAATAGACGGCAAGACTTTCAGCGGACACGCGACGAGAACTACCCTTGGTAATTCTATTCGCTCATTGTGTTACACCTACACTATGTGGAGGAGCTACCTGAAGTCTAAGGGACTCGATACCAAGCACCAAGACTGGATGCGCCCCTGGGACCATGAGCACCAAAAGGTGATCAGGGTGGCTGCGTCAGGTGACGACCAACTGGTCGGAGTTGACCCTGAGCACGCCGAGTCATTCGCGGCCTACTACAAGCTGCACTCTGCCCGGAAGCCCT